GCGAGACCTTGGGCGTGAAGGCTTCGTATAAGTTTAACTACGTCGTCAAGACCGGCACAGAGGTCGCAGACCGCATAACCGTGACATGGTACGTCAAACGCATTGCCGCATCTCGGAACTATGCCAATGACGTGGACACGACCGACATCAGCCTCGACCTCAACACCGCTCTGGTCTCGCCCAAGATCACCAAGCGTGGTGATAACATCCTGAAGAGCGAGGTGCGCTACGAGACCTCGAATCAGGAAGACAAGACCGAGATCGTGCGCATCACTAAGGGCGCTCGCGCCTCGCGCTCGATGAACGTCGAGCCGATCGTGCACAACATCCCCGTGTTCTTGAAAGACTTCGACGAAGATCAGGGACGCTTCGAAGGTTTCAAGCAGACTAATCAGCTATTCTTCCGTGCCAGAGGTATGGGAGCACGTCTCGACAAGACACTCTGTAAAGTCCACGAAGACACTCGCTACTGGTACGGCCCGAAGTCGACGCAGTATATCTCGGTAACATCCACGGCCAGCAACAACCCAGAACAGCAGAAGGACGACACTCAGCAGGCCACAGGCGTGCAGCTGGCAGCCCTGCAGGCCGAAACATCGATGGCAACGGCACTGACTAAGCTTCACCTGAAAGCATTCTCCGACAACGATAACGCCATCGCCGAGACCGAGTGGGATTATCGCACTTCGTCTCTGGTGATGTGTGAAGGCCTTGCCGGACGGCACACGCTGACAGGTGATGTGACTAGCACTTTCTCGGCTCTGGCGTGGGACTACGCCCTGCCATCGTCGATCAGTGTGGACTGGGTGGGTGGGGTGTCGAAGGTCAAGTACTATCTTTTCTCACCAACAACGGCTAACTGACCATGCCAATCAACGACCCAATAGGCCGTGCCAAGGTGGCCCCAGGCTCACTGGCTTTCGAGCGCAGGCGATCAGGTGGCACGGTGATGTTTGCCGGCGAGACGGTCGATCCAGCAGGGCCTACATACCAGCAGACGATTAACATCTTTTACCAGCCACGGTTCAACATTTACCAGACTGTGCAAGGTGCTAAGCTGGAAGCCCAGCGCATCCTCCGCAACGTCGCCGATGCTGAGCTCAGGGCCAAGGCCGCAATATCCGACTGGCACAGGGCGCTGGAGTGGGACTCAGACGGGGTCTCGTTTCCGTGGCAGTCCATATCTGGTCTACCAGGGTACTTTAACGCAATCCCACTGAACAACGAGGTACTCCGATGCCCTGGAGTATCGTCTACGGCCCCGTGGCGCTGGTACGTACCATCTGATTCGGTAGGCGTGTGGCATTTCGACATGGCACTCTTTGCTAGGTTTTCCGCTGCGGACAGACTTACACAGGCAAGGCTGGCAGTGTATCGGAATGGCTCGCTGTGGCGGTTATTCGACATGACGAACTCGTCTTTTAACGACAAGCAGCACATCGAGGAGTGCTATCTCGACGGTTCCTTCCTACTGCCGATGCAGGCCGGTGACTACGTTCAATTTTACCTTGCCCTCATGGACGACGGCAATGGCCCTGGAAGCGGGACACTATCGGGAAACTCGTCGTATTACTGCTATGTTTCAGGACATCGCGTATCTTGCGAGCCCGTCGGACGTGATGACCATCAAGACTACTACATCCACACGCCTACGACTGGCGTAACCTTCAACAACACGCCATAACCAAGGAAGACTATGAGCTGCATCCCATCTACGCCAGTCGTGCCCGCACTGCTGAGCGATTCCACCACCGATTATGGCTGGCAACCGCTAGGTGCTGGCCTGATTACTACGGCTCTGAGCCGGTACTACCCACTGTTTGCAGGTGTGGTCGTCTTCGCAAACGTCATGCAGACAACGCGCCAGCATGGCATCGTTCGTCAGTTTGAGTTCGAGGAGACGGCTTCGAGCTCGGCAAACATTAAGAAAACCCCTTTGATCGTGCTGCTGTACTCAGGTCAGGCCCCGACAACGCCCGTCTCTGGTGCTGTTTACAACGGCTCAACGACCAACCTGATCGGCAGTATCCAGATCACTGAAAACGATTATAAGCGCATCAGCGACACCGTCTGGATAGCTACGGTCAATCCTGATCTGTACATTCGCACGATCAACCAGTCATCGGCAAGCATCATCAACTGCGTGGTGCTGAGTGATTCATCGTCGAGTGTGACCTACGCCGCAGATGCCGCCGGTCGCATCCGTATCACTACACAGATGGGGACAGCGCTCTAATGCTTGACCCAAAGACCATCCACATCCGGCTGATCATGGCCCTGTCTGATGCTATTGCCATCGAGCAAACGCCAGTGCGCAAGCATGAGATGATACACATGATGCGTATGCTGCAGGAGCGGTATAAGCCCAAAGATGTAGTCATCGAAACTAAGGTCACTTCGACCTGACTCGCAAGCTCGTCCTTGCAAATCGGGGATCTGATTCCTAATTTTCAAGGTTCGCGAACCTGATCTCGGCAAGCCTCTGGCAATGCTAGGCTCAAACTGCTGAGACAACTTATCCCCATACGACACCCCTCCGTATGGGGATTTTTGTATCTTCGCACCACAAAGAACAAGTAACGCCGTTCTTAAGCCCCGTAGGTTTGATGCACCTGCGGGGCTTGTTTGTTTATGGGGAAAATTTTAGTAATCCAAGGTGTTGACAGTATTCCCTAAACTGTTATGTTTGTGAAGTGACGCGAACGCGACGCACCCACCACTAACTTTCGGAGGACGATATGACAGACCTAGAGTATAAAATGGAAACTGCTTGGAAATTTGCCCAGCTTAATGACGAGCAGTTCGATGAGGCAAACAAGCAAATTAGCGACCTCATCAAAAGCGGCAAGGCAAGCAAAGCGGTGTTTGATTTTTTGGTTGTGCTAATTATTGCCCGAGACCGTTGGAAATATGAGCAAGGCCTGAATTAAGACTTACGGGGAGCAGCATCCGCACAACTGCACTACCACCACCAGACTTTCGGAGGATACCATGAGCATCAAGACCCACAGCGTCTACATCATCGCCATCGACGGCACGCGCATCCACGGCACGGATGCCAGTTACAGTAAGGCAATCGCAAAAGCCAAGGCCGCCTGCGACAGGTACAATGCCGTCATCAAGTCAAAGCGAGGTGGCAAGTGAGTGCCATCCTGCCCATCATCGTCGCTTCGCATAAGCCATACCAAGAGCGCCGGTCTATGCCGGTGCTGGAGGCCTCGGTCGATCAGTACGGGCAAGGTGCGAAGCTGGAGTCCTACTACAGGCCTGGACGCAACTTTGGCGAAGCCTACAACGAGGCCGTGCGAATGGCCTTCGAAGAATACCCAGACACCGACCGATTCATCATCGCTAATGACGACATCGTCCTGCGCCCTGACACGCTCGAGCTGCTCAATGCCGACCGCATCTGGCTCGAAGAGCGTGGTATCGAGTGGGGCCACATCGCCTGCAGATTTGACCGCGGCGCCCGCACCCTGCAGAATCTGACACGTAACCCCTTCGAGGCCGAGCCTGCCGTGTTCTTTGAGCGCTGGATTGCACCAGTCTGCTCGATGATTCACCGCAAACGCTGGATAGACTTCCCGCCGATCAACTGGGGAAGCGACGTCATCCAGTGCCATGATATGACGGCTGCAGGCTACCGCATAGCTGTAAGCCGTGCCTACGTCCACCACGTCGGTGGCATCACCTGCGGGCTCTATGCACTGGCAGACCGCGAAGAGTCGCAGGCATGGGTGCGCCAAAATCGGCCCGAACTGCTTAACTTGATCTAACCACCACTTTTTTACAATCGGAGGACACTATGTTCATCGGAATCGACTGTCGCACCAAGCGCGACGAAAACGGCGAAGTATGGGTGCGGTTTGCGCCCGTCATCAAGGATGCTGACAAGCATCAACGCACGAAGGCCGCCGGCCTGATCATCGGCATCATCTCGATGATCACTCTGCTGGTTATCGGTATGTGCGCCACAGACCTGCCTCATGAGAACATCATCGACGTCACGCCTAAGTATGGGGTGATGCCATGATAGAGCAAAACTTCGACGGCCTATACCGCTACGACGACCGTGGCGAGCGTTTCTACGCCCGTGTGAAGGATGACAAGGTCATCTGGTATCCGAGTGTGACTCGGATCATCAAGGCCACCTCACCGACGCCGCAGGGCCTGATGGCATGGACAGCCAAGCACGGCATAGCTGATGCCAACAAACTCCGTGACGAAGCAGCGGAACGCGGCACGCAGATGCACATCCTCATCGAGGAGTATTTGACCACCGGCACGCTTGCCCTCGATGGCCTGCCAGAGTTTCATCAGAAGGCGCTTGCCAGCTTCGCGCAGTTCTGCCGTGACCATGACGTGCAGCCGGTGCATACGGAGAAGGTGCTGTATTCCGATGAGTACCAGTACGCAGGAGCCTGTGACCTGATCTGCACGATGATGTGGAAGAAACTCCGCATCCGTGCCATGATCGACTTTAAGAGCGGAACGTACCTATATGACGACTACGCTGTGCAGCTTGGTATGTACTGGCACGCCGCCGAGGAGCACGGTCACATCATCGACCGCGTGTTCAACTGGTCACCGAAGGACTGGCGCAAGGAGCCGACCTACACGCTGACCGATCAGTCAGAGGACTCCGCCAGCGCACGTACCGAGCAGATCGAGCCTCGTTGCCAGCTGTTCCGTGCTCAGAACGACTACAAGCCGAAGGCCCGCATGGTCATCACCGGCACTTTGCCGGACGAGGTGAAGATTCGCACGGTCGACCCTGACGAGGTCATCATCAACGCATACAACAACACCGCCACCAGCTCCATAACATACGAATCACCCGGTACTGCGGGCCCGTCCTCCGAGCCTGCATAAGTCCTCGCCTGTCGCCCGTGGTGGGGACGGCAGGCGGGGCATCTTTTTCGAGAAGTTTGAGGGTATAATGTCGAGATTTCCAAGGGTAAAACCCTTGAAAATCCATAGTCAGAGTTTCAATTTTCAAGGTCATTAAGATCTACGCAGGGGTTATAACATGAGAACAAACGGACATATGGATATTATTCCAGAGGGCAATAAAATGGCATTGGCGTTAGATAGAATGTTTAGATACCGAAACTCAGCAAGGATTTCACATCGGGATGCTGCAGATATGATTTACAAATTGGTATCAAAAGGTTGGTTTCAGCTAGTTCATTATCAATACGATCCATTGCCTAGCGAATTGGCTGAGATGTACATTCAAAAGCACGGCACATGGGATCATCAAGGAGGACATACAAGAGGTCACAACAATTTAGGTATGAGATGGGCTATGCAAATGGAACTCGAAGGCCATACAGTAATGCTCGGAGACAGCCCTGATATCAGTGGCGAACTTGATTTACCTGCAGAAACTAATGGCCCAAATGGCGAAGTCCTTCCACCTTTGAAAACCCGTATTTGTGGCGATGTTGGTCAGTGTTCGCTATGGCCTGCATTTATGCTTTCGGGTTGCTTCATGAGTCGTGGCAATCTTTGGATTAGTGTTTTTCCAGGAGAGGAATATATTCTAGAGGCTCAAGACACAATACAGAAAGCTTTCAATAGACAGATAGAGACTTGTTTTGAAGCGGTCACCATGCCGCACAATACCCAACATCCCTAACTCTCAAGGAGTAACTGCTATGGGATTCATTCAATCAACACCCCTGCAAGGGGCCACATATTTCACCATCAGCGGCGGTAAGTGCCGCATCCGTCTCAAGGAGCCGCAGGAAGGTTGCATCACCCGCGTAACCAAGGACGGCAACACCGTCCATGAGTTCGTGCATGACAGCTTTGTGGGGCATCTGCAGAGCGGATCGGTCGTCGACACGGACTACGGCAAGCAGTGGAAGCTGGTCTTCGGCGATGCCAAGAATATCTACGTGCTGAGCCTGAAGTACACATCAGGGTATGCCAAGACGCTTATCATGGCCCTGTGCAATCCGAAGTTTGACCCACAGATGCCGGTGACGCTCAAGCCCTACAGCTTCGAGCCGAAGGATCGCCCAGGGAAGACTGTCATCGGAACGACAGTCATGCAGTTCGACCAGAAGCTCGAGCGCCCTTACTGCTCGCCGCGTGACCCTGAGCCAGCAGGACGTCAGGTGTTGCCTGACCTCGAGGTCATGCAGGTGCGTGGTGAGACCATCTACGACGACACCAAGCAGCTGGAGTTTATCAAGGCCGAGTTTGACACTCGCGTTCTGGCACGCCTGAATAACAGCGCGGCCGTTATTAACCCACCAACAAGCACCGTCGATGCCGTGGAGGCAGAGGATGACGGTAGCGTGCCGTTTTGATGGGAGGAGCCACCTATGACCACCAATACCAAACTAGACATCTACGAGCGTGGAAACCGTCACAACGAAGTGAAGGTCCACCTTGATGATACGGATTATCAGTTCGTGCTCAAGGAAGCCATGTCGACCCGCCGACGTGTCGGCACAGTCGTGCGTGAAATCGTCGAAGCACAGATCGCGGAGCTGCGCGATGCTTAATCAAATCCTAGGCAAACTAGGTTTGCCCAAGCGCACAGAAATCAACACCAACCAGACTCCGGCCCTGCGACGTATCGCGGGGCTGGAGGATGAGCTGGAAAACTTGAACGATCAGCAGGCGGATGTCTTGGCCGCGCTGCAGCACCTCGAGAACTATGTCAAGGAACTCGAGAAGGCCGTTATCCAGATGCGCATGATCCTCGACGACATGCAGCCGAAGCCGGTCAAGCCAGCACGTAAGTCAACCCGAAAGGCCAAGCCATGAAACGCTATAACCTGCTGGACGGCGAGTCCTACGGCAAGAAGTATCAGATGGTCGAGGAGCGAGATGGCGATTGGGTGTGGTATGAAGACGTCGAAGATGTCCTCGAAGCTTTGCAAGACGCCATTGCGCTCTATGGCAAGTTCGGCGCAATAGTCAATGACCCGTACAATGCGGGCGAATGGATCACCAAGGCACAAGATGCCGTAAGGAGGGCAACGGAATGAAAAACGACATGGAATCACAGATCGAGCCGCCGACGCTGACGAAGCTGGAGTACTTCGCTCTGATAATCGGTGCAAACCTAGACGGTTATCCGAGCACATGGGCAGACAGAGCGATCGAACGTGCGCAGAAACTTATTGCCGAACTGGACAAGATGCAAGGGGTTAGCCATGAGTAAGCACACACCAGGGCCGTGGGAGTATTCGGCAGATTGGTCAGAATACTACTCGGCACATAAGCATTTTAGTCTTGACGCAGGCGATACCAACATTATCAGCGGTTGCGGATGTTGTGGTTCGCCGACGATCAGTAGTGAAGCCGATGCTCGGCTTATTGCGGCTGCGCCGGACTTGCTGGAGGCGTGCAATCTCGCATTGAATGCTTTAAAGGATAATGATTGGAATGAAGCCGACGGCGTGTTCATCGCGCTTCGCGCCGCTATCGCCAAGGCGGAAGGAGAGCAATCATGACTTCCTCCGAAACCACACATCACAACCAGATCAACGTCCGCGTTACCAATGCGCAGTTCGTCGCCGTCATGCGCCTGGCTATCGAGGCTGACATGAAACCTTCGACATACGTGCGCATGATGCTGGAGAAGGCCTATCCTGAAGTCTTTGGGGAGCAGAAGCCATGACCTGCGCCACCTGTCAGAACTGTATCACGACCGCAAGTAGCATCAGCCGCACGATGTCGGTCGATCTATATCACTGCATGATTCACGACTTGCCTGTTGAGCCAACGGATTACTGCGAGGACTGGCGTGAAAAACTGGAAGCGTGACTACACCGATCAGTCGTGGAAGTTCCTTCGTAAGCGTGCTTCAGAGGTCGGGGTCAATATCTACGTCGTGCCATCTGGGGCGCACGTCCACGGCCATACGCAGGCAGTTTTTGACTGGATGCGCTCTGGTGAGTGGCTATCTGACATCATGGCCCGTGAGCTCTGGAAGATGGACGCCTCAAAGCTAAGGTTTTATATTCGTCAGATCGAGCGCAGGGGCTGGCAAACCGAGCAAGAGACGCACACGCTCAAAGGCAGACCTTATATCGAAACATTCACACAATACCGGCTAACCACTTGGAAGCCGGAAGGAGCAATTAAATGAACATCGAATATAAACCTGTCAACGACCGCACGCCGCGCAAGATCCCGAAGGCCGTGCAGATCATGACTCACGCTGTGCTCGGGGCAGCGCTGGCTAGTTTGACCTTGGTGGCCCTGATCCTTATCGAGGTGGTGATATACTTCTGGAACCTGATCATGGCGATGATATGAGAATCAGCCTCAGCATCAGCCTGGATGTGGTTGGCAAGGCCACTGGCTATGAATACAGCGCGCTAACGGAGCGTCTGACGCCCGCAGAACTCACTCCCAACGAGCTTTTTGACCATCTGGCTGTCAAGGGCCACCCTATCTGCTGTGCGGCCCTTAAAACAAACAAGGAAGGCCATGCACGTCGTGGACTGGCGTCCTTCGTGAGCTCGCAGGTGTTCGGTGTGGATGTCGACCACGGCGAAATCGCATTCGACAGCCTGCGAGATGACCCATACCTAGCCAAAAACGCCCTGTTTGCCTACACAACCCCGAGCCATACCGAGGAGCATCCGAGGTTTCGCATCATCTTCGTGCTGCCACAGCCGATAACCAACCCCGACCACTACAAGAAGCTTGTCGTGGAGATCGGTGACCGCTACCGAGGCGATAAAAACGCCCGTGATGCCGTCCGTCTGTGGTTCGGAAGCCCCAATGCACAGACGATCTGGTGGGGTAAGACACTCGATGCTCAGGAGGTGGAGGCTATACTGCTCGATGATACCGAGACGAAGGCCGCAGATGTCCAGCACAAGGCTATGGCTACGCGATCGTTCACGCTCGATGAGCTGGCGCACCTTCTGAGGTTTTTACCGGCACAGCAAGACCACATCGACTGGAAGCGGGCCATTGCCGGTATCTTTAATGAATTCGGGGCGAACCATGAGGTCTTTTCCATGCTCGATTCATGGTCACCATGCGACCGCGGGTATGCCAAGGAGTACCACTACCGGCTTCAGCGTGTCAGCATCGGCACGACGATATGGCTCGCGCAGAAGAACGGCTATCAAGTCCCCAAGGATATACTGCGCGAAGCCCCGAAGACCACCGAGGAGATCAACGATGCCATCGAGGCGTACCTCAGAGCTCGCGGGAAGTATCGGATGAACGTCGTTAGGATGGTCTGTGAGTACCAGGTCGATAACGAGGACTGGGAAGCCATCGATGACTACTTCGTCAACTCGTGCCTCAGGCGGATGCGGGCCGCTAAGATTAAGACCACAGGTCAGCGAATCTGGGAGATCCTCAACTCTGAATTCTCGGAGCCTTACGACCCATATGAGGACTATCTTGATAGCCTGCCGGATTGGGATGGTCGCACGGATTACATCCGTGAGCTATCCGACTTACTTCCGGCAGACCCGACACTCATGATGCCAGCAGAGGCGCAACAGTTGCGTAACTACGTGCTAATGCGTCGCTGGCTTATTGGGGCCGTTGCGTGCGCCTATGAGCACCAGCCGAATCATATTATGCTGGTGCTGCAGGGGGCACAGGCGACGGGCAAGACAACATTCCTGCGGGCACTGTGCCCGCCAGCACTGCGAGGACATCATTACTACGAGGGTAGTATATCGGCAGATCGTGATGATAAGATCAACATAGCCAAGGCTTTCCTCGCTGTTGATGATGAGCTGGAGTCGATCACCAAGCGCGAGAACGAGGCGATCAAGGCCATTATCACCAAGGGTGATGACGTTGTACGGCTACCATACGCCAGGGCATCGGTGACCGTCAAGCGCCGCACGTCGTTTGCTGGCTCGGTAAACCGTAGGACGTTCCTTAATGACGAGACTGGTAGCCGTCGTTTCGCCGTTATACCCATCGGTGACCGCATTGATCTCAAGGCACTCGAGGCAGTGCAGATCGACAAGTGCTGGGCGCAGGCCTATGGACTCTGGAAGATGGGAGACCGTGGGTATTTCGATGGCAAAGACACGGCCGATATCGAGGATTTCAACCGCGAATTTGAGGTCAAGAACATGACGGATGACCTCGTCGATCGCTGGATCGTCAGCACGAATGATGAGGCTGATGCAAGACCTGTGCCGGCAACGGAGGTTGCGCAGGCCATCAGAATGAAACTTGGAGAGCGTCAGAATCTGGTCATAGACAACCGTTTGGTGCACCAGCTTGGCCGTTCATTGGCAAAGGCGAAGTACGTAAAAAAACGTAAGATGGTAGACGGTTTTATGCTGGAAGGATGGATGGTCAGAGTGCGCGAAGCACACCGAGATGCCTCGAAAGTGCTCGGAAATTCGGATCACGAGGGAGAATTTTGACCTATGAAAAACCCAAAGTTGCGCAAAGGAAGTATACAAAGGGTACAAAACCTCGGCAAGGTTCAGATCGATGAGCTTCGGATGCCCCAGAATTTGGGTACTTCGCATGGAAGTACACAACCCGACCTAAACACCAGTATTGTCAACGCTTTACAGCCGTCAGTTAATCCTTATTTGTATACTTTAAATGAAGATTCTAGAAAGATAATCAAGAAAGTATATAAGAGTGAGAAACAGCGTTTTAAGTACCAAGTACCCCAAGTACACAAAAGTACCCCAGAGGATGCTGACCCGTGGGCGATGTGGTATGTGGAAAAGTACGGGCAGCCGATGGGCGACGCATACGAACCCGACATCATGCAGGCCCTTGAAGACTTCGGGCTGACCGAAGAGCGCATCATCGCAACCGAGGACGTCATCCGTGCCGGTCAGATCATGCGCAACCGAGGCGACAAGTCATTTCTTGCGATGATGACAGCATTGACGGCATCCGATTACGTCTGGACAGAACATCCGATCACTAACGTCTGGAGAGCCCGTGCAAAATTCCCAGGTGAATGAGGACGACCTCTACGAATTGATGGATTTGGCGGACGAAAAGTGGGAGAGGGAGTATCAAACTACCCTTGAGCAGAAAAAACGCCGCCACGGGCCTGCAAACGGCCAAAAAAGGCCATTGCTAGAGCATGAAATACAGCGAAACATTGCTTCCGAGCTCGAAAAGGACGGCTTTATGGTCATTCGCATCAACTCCAGCACTCAGATTGCCGAGTCCGGCACGCGCCTGTCATCGTATCGCGTGGTCAATATCAACGCCACGGCAGGTCATGCCGATCTTGTGGTCTACAAAAACGGCAGGGTATGGATGCTCGAGGTCAAACGCGACAAGCGAGGTAAGCAGTCTGAGAGTCAGGTGCGGTTTGCTTCCTGTTGCAAGCGGTACGGCGTACCATACGCCGTGGTGACCTGCGCCGATGATGCGCGGTACTTTATCAACCTCAATTCCTAATCCCATGAACAAAGTCTACAAGCAAGTGATGACAGAGGCCGCCGAGCAGTGTGGCGCAACATTCGAGCAAGCGTGCGAGGAAGGCCGTCCAGCCGGTGCTGTCATGGCACGTCGTATTGCGTGGTGGATTCTGCACAATGACTACGGGTGGGCAGAGAAGACCATCGCGGCTAATGCTGGCAAGTGGCGTCTGGCTACCGTTCACCGTGGCATTGAGATCATCGATGAGGAGCCAGCATCATCGACCACAGGCAGGACTATTGAGAGAGTTCGTGCTAACATATCATGATTTGGTTTTGTGGTGTGCGTAGGTTTGTTATATGCCAGGTGGACGACCTACAAAATGGAACCCCGAAACGATGCTACCCATCCTCGAGCGATGCGCCGAGGAAGGGATGTTTCGTTATGAGATCGCCCGTGAATTGGGCGTGGCACATAAGACCATGCTGGAATGGGAAGAACGTGGCGAGCACGACCCAGAGTATGCAGAGTTTCGTAAAGCCATAAAACACTGTGATGATTGTGCTGTGGCTATTCTTGAGGCCTATGCCCGTAAAACCGCCACAGGCCAGACCGAGGCCGTTAATCCATCTATCCTGATCTTCACACTCAAGAACAAAAACGGCTGGCGGGATCGCCAAGAAGTCGAGCAGACTGTTAAGGGTGACGCCTCCATTACTGTGAACCTGGGCGGTGCTCGCTCTGCTGGCGAGCTCGATGGGCGCGACGCTTAACTTCGAGCTGCACCCAGAGCAAGAGCGCATCTGGAATCACCGGCGCCGTTTCAACGTGGTCAACTGCGGCCGACGGTTTGGCAAGACCATCTTAGCCGAGGCAGTGCTTGCCGAGAACATCACGACAGGCGACCCTGCGGCGTACTTCGCCCCAACCTACAAGATGCTGATGGAGGTCTGGCGCACGGTCAAGCGAGACCTGCAGGCCGTCATCAAAGAAACCAATGAGAGCGAGAAGCGAATAACCTACATCAATGGTGGTCAACTTGACTTCTGGTCGCTGGACAACTTCGACGCTGTGCGAGGCCGCAAGTATCGCCGCGTGGTGATCGATGAGGCCGCTATGGTTCCCAACCTCGAGGAAGCATGGACGATGGCCATACGTCCAACGCTTGCCGACTTCAAGGGCGACGCATGGTTTTTCTCCACGCCCAAGGGCCGTAACTACTTTTACCAGCTGGCACAGCGTGCGCAGACTGACGAGACGTGGAGCTACTGGCAGATGCCAACGGACTCCAATCCCTTCATAGCCCGTGATGAGATCGACGCGGCCCGTGCTGAGCTGCCGTCGATCGTATTTCAACAGGAGTTCCTTGCTGAGTTTATCGATGTGCAGGGGGCATTGGTCAAGCGCGAGATGCTGACGTATGTCAACAGTAGCGAACTGCCATCAGACCTGCGTATCGGCATGGGTGTCGACCTTGCCATAAGCCAGAAGGAGACGGCCGATTACAGCTCTATCGTAGTGGTCGGCTATCACAAGGACTCCGGCCGTCGGTACGTGCTCGACGTCTGGCGTGGTCGTGTGGGGTTTCATGATGTCGTCGGGACTATACAGGCCTATGCCAGCAAATGGAAGCCGAGCCGCATCAACATCGAGGCCGTGCAGTATCAGGTTGCTGTGGTGCAGGAACTCCTGCGCAAGACCTCACTACCCGTGCGAGCAATCAAGCCCGACCGCGACAAGGTCAGCCGCTTTCACGGTGTGCTGGCCCGTTATGAGCAACTGCTGTTCACTCATGTGCGAGGCATCGACCCAGCCTTCGAACACGAACTACTTTCGTTCCCAACGTCTGACCATGACGACATGGTCGACGCCCTTGTCTATGCCGACCAAGCCGCTGTGAAGAGCATGGGCGCTGGTGCGGTGATTATCTAACCATCAAAACAACCTATGAGCATCATTACCCGCATCAAACAGTTTATATCGCCAACCGGCGAGCAGGCCGTCAATGACCTGCCGTCGATCGTGGGAGACATCTGGAGTAAGCACTCCTTCACGCCCGTCACCAACTGGAACGCGGCCTACACCATGTGGAAGGCTAACCCGATTGCACAGGGGTGCACGCTGGCTTACTCACTCATGATGCCGGAGGCGCAGCTTGGTGTCATCACCCCGAATGGCTACGACTACGAGCAGCCGGTGGTGGAGCTGCTGACGCGCGATCAGTGGCGCGTAAGCATGGCAGAGATCATGACGATCTTGTGCATCGGTGGCAACGCCTACGGCTACAAGCTGCGGAACTCGCAGGGCGCTGTCATCGGCCTGCGCTGGTATTCCGACAAGCGCTTTGCCCCTGTCAACAACGGCTGGGGCGACGTGGACTTTTACTTCTATTACGACGGGATGCAGAGCTACCGCGTGCCGAAGGAAGACGTCGTTCATCTTGTAGGCTTCTGGTATGACCCCGAAAAGCCATTGGGCGGCGGTTCGCCTGTCGATCTTGCGAGCCAGTCCATCGAAGGTTTCAACGAGGCCAGTTCGACGGTGTATAACATCCACAAAAACGACGCCATGCCGAAGACGGTGGTGGTCTACGACGAAGAGCTGACCCCTGATCAGATCGCCGCTGCCGAGCGTACCTTCAAGCGCAAGTATGGGGGCGAGCGTCGCGGTGCTGTTGGCCACATGTGGGGTGTAAAGGACATCAAGCGCCTTGCGCTCGATTGGGCAGAAATGGGGCTGTCTGACACCTTCGGCCAATACGAGACCCGCATCTGCGGCGTGTATCGTGTTCACCCCATTATCGCCTTCACGCACGCTGGTCTTGCCACGTCAACCTACTCCAACTTCGAGCAGGCCTCTAAGGACTTCACGACAATGAGCCGTGTGCCCTTCTGGAACATGCTGGCCGAACAGCTCAACGCCCAGCTGGCCATCCCAGATTTCGGTGTGCAGCTTGGCTTTGACCTGAGCACCGTACAGGCCTTGGCAGGTCAGGCGATTGCGAGTGAGGCGATCAGCATTCAGGATGATGACATCAGCGATGACAGCCCTGATAATGGGGACGTGCAGACTTTGTCACTGGAAGGAGGTGCGGCCTCGAAGGCTGCGCCCTTTCCCAGATTATTACCTCCTGCCGTAAAGGCTTACGAAGAGATCGACTTCACGCCACCACAAGGCGTGCGTGACGAAGCCAAGAAGGGCCTCGACTGGCGTGCCGAATATGGCAGGGGCGGGACTGCCGTCGGTGTTGCCAGAGCGCGTGACCTGTCCAATGGTCGCACGATCAGCCCAGACACTGCACGGCGCATGAACAGTTACTTCGCACGGCATGAGGTCGACAAGCAGGGCGAAGGCTGGCGACCAGGTGAGGACGGTTTCCCTTCGGCAGGTCGTATCGCGTGGGCTCTCTGGGGTGGCGACCCTGGGCAGGTGTGGAGCGCAAAGCTGGTGGCGCAGATGAATGCAGAGGATGAAAGAGAAGGACGCAGTGTAAAAGTGCAGAATGCCGACAGAGCCGTAATCGTTGACATCGACGGCACGCTGGTGACCGATACCGGCAACCCTAAGCAGAACGTCATTGACCACATCAATGGTAAGCATAACAGCTACGTCGTGCATATTGTCACGGGGCGCACCGACGACAGGCGTGCCGAAACTGAGCGCCTGCTGGAGTCGATAGGCGTGCTCTATGACGAGCTCCATCTGAACGACACCACGGCCCCAACGATCCGCTGGAAGGAGTACAAGGCAGGTCTTATCCTCGAAGAGACGCCAGTATCGGAAGCCATCGACAACGACGCAGACGTGCGCGAGATGTACCGCAGGCTGGGTATACGTGCCATTAGCCCGTCAGACATCCCCCAGAGCCGTGCCGAGCTCATGACCAATGTGAAGACGTGGCTTCAGTCACCAGACCCCGAGGTGCGCATTAAGGCACTGGACACGGTGCTGGCCGATGTCGAGCGCAAGCTGGCCCGTGCGTGGAGCAAGGAGCTGACCAAACTCCAGCAGGCCGTGGTAGGTGCAAAGACTCTAGTCAAGGCCGAGGACTTCAACGAGGACATCTGGCGGCAAAGGTTCGTCGATGCTACCGAGGTTGAGCGCTCGGAACTGGTGACCCTTATCCTGACATTGGCAGCAGCAGAGGTTGACTATGACGGTGAGCCGGGGGAATTTGGCAAAGCCAGAGACGAGGGCATCCGTGAGAGTGCTGGCAAGATCAGTGATTCCGTGGGCACGATCAAGTCAGAACTGACTGAGATTCTTGTGCAGAATCAGGGCCTGCCGAACAAGGAGCTCACGGCCCTGCTCGAGTCGTACTTTGATAACCTCAAAGCCCCATTGCGTCCAGGCATGAAGCAAAGCCGTGCCGATGTCATAGCCCGCACGACCGGCACAGCTACGACAGGCGTAGTGCAGAAGGATGTCTGGAAGGCCATCGGTGGCATTACGCGCGAGTGGACGGCCCTGTCAGGGGCACGGGATGCACACGCCGCTGCTTCGGGAAGCCGTGAGGATAATGCCGGCCTATTTACCGTGGGTGGTGAACAGACGCCATATCCTGCTGGCCCTGGACTCAGTGCCGCTAACTCCGTCAACTGCCGATGCTTCGCTCGTGCCGTCCGTGTGACCTAACATATCACGTTTGTCTATTGACGATTGCCGAACTTTGCCCTATACGAAATAGGGGGAACCTATGCAAATCGAAAGAAAATCTTTTTCCACAGACTTGAAGGCACTGGCCGAGGACGGTATCGTCGAGGCGATTGTGAGTGTTTTCAACAACGTGGACAGCTACGGCGATCGGGTCAAGTTTGGCTTTTTCGCCGATAGCCTTGCCTACAAGATGCCGAAGGGAGTCTGGCAGCACGACTGGAACACGCCGGTAGCCAAGACCCTCGAGGCCAAGGAGCTTCTCCCAGGTGACCCGATACTGCCCCTGCAGTTACGGGATCTGGGCGGGCTCTACATCAAGGGACAGTTTAACCTTGAAACGCAAGCAGGTCGTGAGACCTTCTCAAACATTAAGCACGGTATCATCGACGAGTTCAGCATCGGCTACAGCGTGGTGGAGGAGAGCTTCTCTACGGACGGTGCTAGGGAACTTGTCAAAGGACGACTCTACGAGTGGAGTCCAGTATTGTTTGGTGCAAACCCGATGACGGCAGTGATCAGCGCAAAGGGACTCAACGACGACGTGAGTGATGTCGGTAGCGACATCCAGCGTCTTGTTACGAGGTTGAACGAACGCGCCAGCATCCGTCAGAAGGAAGGGCGAACGCTTTCGTCGGCAAACGTGGCACGCCTGACCGAACTCATGGACACCCTCACAACGGCTGCACAGTCCATCAAATCATTGATTGACGGTGCGCAACCTGTCAGTGCGAAGGCCGCTATGGAAATGGAGGCTCTTCGTCATCTCATCAACCAACGAAACAAACCATGAACATCCAACAGATCAACGACGCCATCGTCGCAAAGTCTGCCGAGCTGGACACCCTGCTTGCCAAGACCGAGCCTACGATGGACGAAGTGACGGCTGCGAAGACGCTCAACAGCGAAATCGAGACCCTCACATCGCAGGCAGCTGAGCTGAAGACACTGGAGAGCATCAAGGCCGCCAACGCCGCTCGCCAGACTGAACTCAAGACGCCAGTAAACCAACTGCCACAGACGGCCAACATCAAGGTCGGTGAGTCGGCAGCCAAGCGCAACACGGACGACAAGGAATACAAGAGCCTCGTAACTGGTCTCTTCCTTGCCGGCATGAACAGCGCAGATGCACGTCAGAAGTACGCAGACGTCACAGGCGTGGATTACAAGACGCATACGCAGGCAAACGACGCCACGGGTGGCCTGTTCGTTCCACAGGAAGTGGCGAACTTCATCATCAGCCTGAAGGACTCTTACGGCGTCTTCCGTCGCAACACGAACGTCGTGCCGATGGGTAGCGAGACGCTAAAGATCTTCCGTACTGGCGACGACGTCACAGCCTACTGGCTGGGCGAAGGTGGCACGTACACAGCCTCTGACATGAGCTTCGACTCGATCGTGCTCACAGCCAAGAAGCTGACAAGCTATGCCCTCATCTCTGAGGAGCTGCTTGCTAACTCTACGGTCGCACTCGGCCAGCAGTTCGCCTCTTCTGTGGCCATGCAGTTTGCCAAGGCAGAAGATCAGGCTGGCTTCCTGGGCGATGGAACATCTACCTACGGTGGCATTCTCGGCCTCGATGGCAAGATCAAGAAGATTGTCACAGACGGTGGCGGAACATGGACGACCGATGCTGACAAGGCAAAGGCAGGCTCCGTTCAGGTCACAACGGGCAACCTTCTCAGCGAGACGGTCATCGGTGACCTCATCACTGGTGCTCGCAAGGTTCCTACCTACGCACTGGCTGGCGCGAAGTGGTACATGAACAAGGTCGCCTTCGGCGCAACGTGTGAGCGTCTGGCTTATGCTCAGGGCGGTGCAACAGCTGCCGAGCTGGCCTCTTCATTCGGTCAGCGCTTCATGGGCTACCCTGTGGAGTTTGTTGACGTCATGCCTTCGGCTGATGGCAACTCGCAGATCTTCGCTTACTTCGGCAACCTCGCTCTGGCTTCGACGATGGGTGATCGCCAGTCGGTCTCCATCCGTCAGGACGCATCCCTTGGCTTCCAGACGGACACGATCCACGTCAAGGCCGCAGAGTACGTGGACATCAAGGTGCACGAAGTTGGTAACTACTCGGCAACGGCAGCAACCCGCACAACGGGCCCGATTGTAGCATTCTCAACAATCAACTCATAAGGAGCAGCTACAATGAATCAAGCACAGAATCTCAAGGTGGTCAATTACTGCCCACCGACAGCCATCAAGGATGCAGCCTCGTTTGCAACTACGACAATTGACACGGCTGGCTTCTCGAAGTGCGCTATCTACTTCACACTTGGCGCAACGGACATTGCCATGACAGCCCTCAAGGTGCAGGAGTCGAATGACTCCGGCATGAGCGGTGCTGAAGACATCAGCGGACTTGTCTACGGCACGAGCGTTAATCCAGAGACGGGCACAACGTCATCACTGCCATCGGCAGATGATGATAACAAGGTGTTCGCATTCTACATCAGCCTGCAGGGCCGCAAGCGTTATCTCGACGTTGTTGCCACGGCTGGTGATGGATCGACTGGAACTTATGGTTCTGGCGTGGCTTTCCTCTACGACGGAGACGGTATCAATACCGCAGCCGAGCGTGGACTGGCAGCTAACCTCATCAAGTAAATTGAGTAGGGGGCCATCAGGCCTCCTGCTCAGGTTACCAAGGAGCTACGGTGGAAGTCTTGCAAAACACAGGTGCACGGGTTGACCTCGAGCTCGTCAAGGGTGCGGCCTTCGGTCGTACCATCACGTATAAGGTCAACGACGCCGCAGTCAACATCGCCAGTTACGCCTTCGCGGCGCAGGTGCGCACGACCACTGGCACGCTTGTGCAGTCGATGACCTGCACGGTGACCAATGCCGCATCGGGTATTTTTACTGTCAGCCTGACGGGCGCACAGACGAGCGCAATGACGGCAGGCACACTCTACGTCTGGTCGCTGGAACAAACGCTCTCTGGGGTCGTTTCTGAGCTTCTCAGGGGCTACGTGAACGTGGTCGATGAGGTGACGCAGTGAGCACCATCGTCAACGTGCAGAATAATGACCTCGCGCTCAACGTGGTCAATGAGAACATCACCCTCAACATCGAGAGTGGTGGTCTTGTTGCGGTCAGTCAGGACTTACAACTCACAGCAGGTGTAAGTCTTTCGGCTCTGCGGGCTGTGACGACGAACTCCAGCGGCGAGGCTATCTACGCCAGCAATGACACGCTCGGCAATGCGCAGGTTGTCGGTATCACGATGGCAGCAGCATCGAGCGGTGCGCAGGTGGCTGTCAAGACCTTCGGCCCGATGTCGGATGCCGGATGGAATTGGACGAAGGGCGCAGTTTACCTTGGAACAAACGGACAACTAACACAGACCGCCCCTTCCGGCGGAGCGATCATCGTACAGGTGGGACGTGCCTTGACAGCCACCCAGCTCTTCGTTGACGTAGACACAACAATAACAACGGTGTAAACATGGCAGAAAAGTACCTCAAAAATTCATCAGGCCAACTGGCCGAAGTCGAAGGCCTCACAACATCACAAGGCGCAGGCGATGCTGGCAAAATCATTGCGCTCGATTCATCTGGTAAGATTGATAACTCAATGATGCCATCCGGCATCGGTGCAGATACCGAGGTCATGGCAACATCGGAGAGTCTAAGTGCTGGCGATCTGGTGAACATTTGGAATGACAGCGGCACGCGCAAGGCCCGCAAGGCAGACGCCAGCAACGGCCGTCGCGCTCATGGATTCGTGCTGGATGCTGTGACTAGCCCCAATAACGCCACGGTATATATGTCAGGTGATATTACAGGGCTCACATCGCTGACACCTGGTACGGTCTATTACCTGAGCGCATCGACTGCCGGTGCTTTGACATCGACATCGCCATCGACTGCGGGCCAGCTTTCGCAGGAAATTGGCATTGCTGTTTCGTCTACGTCTATCGTGTTTAAGCCCCAGCAACCAATCACACTGGCCTAAGCTATGGCAGTCAAGAAACCACTAGTCCTCGCATCGGGTCAGATTCAAGAGTTGCAAAGCGGTGACGAGATAAACATCGACGCAAGTGATGTGACAACTGGCGTCATCGCTACGGCCCGTCTTGCCTCGTCCGGCACGGCGTCGTCTTCGACCTTCCTACGGGGCGACCAAACATGGGCAACCCCTGCGGGCGGTTCGTCAACGTCGCTGAATGAATTTCTTCTGATGGGAGCGTAGAATGCCAAACACGTACAAGGTCTTGGGCCAAAGCGTACCCGCAGACACAAACGCTACGACGCTCTATACCGTTCCGAGTGCAACGTCAACAGTTGTAAGTACAATCGTTGTGGCGAATATCAGCGCGACGAATTACACGTACCGCATTGCTATCCGTCCTGCGGGTGCGACACTTGCGAATCAGCATTACATTGCCTATGACGTGACGGTCGCGGCCAATGACAGCGTAACGCTGACGCTCGGCATAACGCTCGCCGCAACGGACGTGATCACGGTGCGGTCGTCGTCGGCAAACAACCTCGTGTTCTCTGCTTACGGGTGTGAGATCAGCTGATGAGTACCCGTAGCTTCCGATATTCAACACTGGTGCAACACTTCGGCAAAGGCCGCATGGCCTCGACCGATCGTGATGCGCTGGCGTTTATCGCGGCGGCTGGTATCTACAATACGAACCAGCAGAAGGCAATCGTTGATCTTGTGCGTGGTCTGAAACGAACTGGCCTTTGGACGAAGATGAAAGCGATCTATCCGTTCATCGGCGGCACGGCGTCGTCGCATAAGTGGAACTTGAAAGACCCGCGCGATGTGGATGCGGCGTTTCGATTGACATTCTCGGGTGGATGGACGCATAGCAGTACTGGGGCAGCCCCTAACGGTTCAAATGCTTACGCCAATACTTTTATAGTTCCTAGCACGGACTTAACGCGCGATGATTTGTCAATGACATTTTACTCTCGCACGCGCATATTGCAAACATCTTTAGCTTGTGATATTGCTTCGTATAATGGAGGTGGAAGCAATATGCTGGCATTACAACTAAGCGGATTTTCGGGAACAAAGGTCGTTGGTTTGATTGCCTCGCAACAGAGCACCGCATACTTCACAGACTATACCACATCGGATGCGAGAGGTTTTTGGAATCTTAAAAGAACTGGCTCACTAGCAGGTGATTTGAAATTGTTTTTGAATGGCAATAACGTCGGTAGAGTGCCAACTCTTGCTGGCGGTTCACTTCTGAGCAATAAGTTATTGATTTCGGCGATGTCCAATAACTCAAACGATACATTAATTCAATTTTTTTCAAATAAGGAATCGTCATTTGTTTCGATTGGAAACGGCCTTACCGACACCAATGCTACCAACCTGTACAATATCGTTGACCTCTACCAAAAACGTTTAGGCCGTGCCGTATGATGCTTCAACAGATACCGCTTTCCGAACTCGCCACATGGTGCGGACTGCTCACGACCGAACAGGCCGACAGTCTGCGCGGGCAGACGTTCCTGCCTGATTCGTACTTTAACCCAATACAGGACGTGAACGATAATTGGATAATCAGCGCAGAGGAAATCGCCTACTGCGCAAACCCCGATTTTCTGTGGGTGAAAGAACTGCCAATGATACCGTTTGAGCCAAAGCCCGCGCCGCCGATGCCAGGGATAGGGGACGTAGCATGACGCCTGAAGTACTCATCGGCATCATGCTAAGCGGCATGGTGGCCACCATTGGTTTCTTCCTCAAGTCGCTGGTCGTCGAGACACGTCAGACACGCGAGACGACGCTGTCCATGCACGCGATTCTCAAGAGTGCCACGGAGGCCATTGTGCAACTTCAGCGTGCTGATCAGGAGACTGCCAAGCAACTTATTGGAATCATCGAGCGTCTTGTGCGCCTCGAGGAGCGCAACACCCCGCCCGCACCAGCACGAAAGGCCGCACGCCGTGCAGTCAAGTGATGAGATACTTATCTCCAAAGTCGCCCCTCGTGCCATTGACGCCTTGCGCCAGAACGGGCCAATGCAGAGCGCATACCGTCATGGGACGGAGATACCACCCGAACCAATCAAGCTGACCTTATGGCAGCAGATTCGACTGCTGCCGTACATCATCCACATTACATGGGGAGTTCTCATGCAGAACCCTAAGACCACGATCACCGGCATTGTCGGTGGTGTTGCGTACCTCGTCAACGCCATCTTCGGCGTCGTCATTCCATCTGAAGCCATCATTGCTGTGACGGTCTTCTGTCTCGGCCTGTTTTCCAAGGACGGCAACGCCTAATGGCGATACGTCCACGTATAACTGAGGCCGAATATGAGGCCATCCTCGAAATGCGCAAGGCCGCTGGTGTGCAACAGTCACCAGCGGCTGTTGCTGCAGGAGAGGCCAGCTACAAACGTAGGCAGGCTAACAGGATGGTCATGGCAATTCGTGACCCTCGGGATAGGACGGATAACGAAAGCTACGGTGCTGTCCCAGGCATCGATGACAACCTCGAGATCGGTGATCTGCGTAACGACGTAGTCTGCGAGGTGACGAGTGATCGCACAGGCATTATCTCCGATGCGCACTGGCCCTTCCATGACCTGCGCAGGGATTCATCGGGCCAGTTCTACGGTGCTTACCTTGCCGCTCTGAATGCTCTGAAAGATGCTAACATCCAGACGCTTGTCCTCAACGGAGACATGATGGACTGTTACCAGCTTTCAGCGCATGAAAAGACGGAGTCCAAGCGAAGCTGGAAGTGGGAGCTCGACGTTTCACGGAAGATGCTCGAGCACCTGCGTAAATTCTTTGGTGACAACGTGCGGATAATTTACCGCGAAGGAAACCACGAGGAACGCTTCGCACGGTATCTCGCCCGCAAGGCAAGCGAATTGCAGGGGTCTCTGGCTCTTGAGGAGATCGTCGGCATCCGTGAGTTCGGCATTGAGTGGCTCGGCCAGCGGGCGAAGATGAGCATCGGCAAGCTGTGGGTCGATCATGGGCACGAGTGGTTCGGTGGTGGTGGCGTGTCTCCGGCACGAAATTACCGCATGAAGTCTCAAGACAATATCCTTGTGGGTCATGTTCACCGTACATCGCAGGACTTCTTCCGCAAGCCCCTAGACGGCTCGATGACGGCGGGGTGGAGTGTGGGATGCCTGTGCGACCTAAACCCTCACTACGCGGCTAGAAACAGCTGGAATCACGGCTTTGCGCTGGTGCACCTTGCTGGCGACGGAACTTTTAAGGTCGATAACCGCATCATCATGAATGGGGTGGCCCAATGATCGTGCCAAAGTCATTCGTCATGGCGGGCAATCGCTGGCGTGTGAAGCTCCGCAAGAAGATGGACACCTACGGTCTGTGCGAGTTTGACACGCATACCATCCTCATAGCCGAGAACGTGGGCGGCAAGGTCATCAGCCAGGACGAGCAGGTCAAGACCTTCATCCACGAAGCCCTGCACGCTCTGGAATTCACAATGGGGCGCCAGCCTGACGAAGAGTTTGTCTCGGCAGCTGAGCAACTTATTTACCAAGCCATGCGAACAGCACGGGGGAGCCATTATGAAATATAGCTGGATGGACATTGCACAGAACGAGCGCGGTGTCAAAGAAATCTTGGGCGGTACGCACAACCCTCGCATCATCGAGTACCATGCCACGACGACGCTTAAGGCCACCACGGATGAAGTGCCGTGGTGCTCTAGCTTCCTAAACTGGGTGATGAAACAGGCCAAGTATCCTACCACCAAGTCAGCCGCGGCACGTTCGTGGCTGGAGTATGGGCAGGAGTGCGAGCTCCAGCTGGGCTGTATCGTCGTTTTTCGGCGCACGGGTGGTAATCATGTGGGCTTCTGCGTAGGCTTTACGCCCCATAGCATCATGGTGTTGGGTGGAAACCAGTCTAATGAGGTCAACGTCAAGCCCTACCCACGCCGTGACTTCCTAGGGGCACGCCTGCCGAAGCCTCTCAAGCTACCTGATCAGCAGATTCTAAACTCACGGAGCGGCAACTAATGGCACTCACGACAGCTAATAAGCTTAAGACGACTTACATCAATATCCCCGATTCAACGCAGGACGCACGATTAACGGGCCTGATCGGTCAGGCCACGTCGATCATCAAGGGCATCTGCAAGCAACCTGTCGATGGCGAGGCCGTCTCGTTCGACTTTGCGGGCACGCGCGAGCGCACCTACTTGCTACCCTACACCGTGCCGGTGGTGCTGACCTCCGTGCAATATAGGGGCACGCCTGACGAAGCATGGACGACGGTAACGGGTGTTATTGCCTACAAGACCGACGGAGTCTGGTCGCTGTACTATGAAGGCAACTTCGGCACGGGGCTCTGGCGAGCAAATATGGTCATCGGCTATGATGGCACGACCAACGCTGTGCCGGCTGATCTCGAGTCGGTATGCTCTGAGATGGTCGTCGAGCTGTGGAAGAACACGGATTTTGCAGGCCGTGAGAACCGCTTCGGGCTGGCCTCGGTGGCGCAGTCGCAGGGTGGGCAAACGCAGACCACAACGTATCGGGATTTGAGCGCACGGTTCCGCCAGCGTCTCGCACCGTATATTTTGAGGGCGTGGCTATGACCGTCGATGAGTACGTGCGTGGGATCCTCGCAGACCTGCCAAAGCAGCTCAAGGACGTATTTAACGCCCAGACAATCCAGACTGCGCTCGGTGCTGATGTGTCGGACTTTATGGAGCAGGGCCGCAATATGAACCCCAAGTATCCACGGATGCCGCAGGGGACAAAGCTGCAGGTCGTCAGTGCCAACCTGCTCAAAGCCGCTACGGTCTACAACGCACCAGGCAACGTCAGCCGCACTAAGGTGGACTCAACGCAGGTCACCTTTGAGTGGGGTATTGACCTTGCCGTTATCCCATACGCTCGCATCCATGAGTACGGTGGCCAGACGGGCCGAAACCATGCGGCTACGATGCCGCCACGTCCGTACATCGGCCCAGCTTTCAAGCAGTTTCAAAGCCAGCAAATGGGCAACCTTGTCGATGTTTTGTTTCAACGTCTCCTGCGAGGCCGCTAATGCCCACCACATCGAAATTCGCCTACATCCTCGACACCGTGCGAGGTGCTCTGAAGAAAGACCCCACCTTCGACGTGCGCAAGGTATTCAACGTCGAGACGGCAATGAGCACGCAGAAGACCGCTATCTACGTCAACATCCTCAGCGACGAGGCAAGGCCTGAGTCGTTCGAGAGCAGTAATGCTTACTACGGCCTGCGCCAGTGCAGGGTGGGTATCTACGCCATGATGCAAACGCCAGTGGACAGCCTCGATGCTGGCCTAGATGCGGTGCTGCACGGACAGATCACCGAGCGCATCGAGAAGCGCCTCGACGAAGTGCTGGAGACGATACCAACATCTGACACCACTGCAGCCGGATTCACGATAACTTTGCACAACATTGAGCAAGACCGCGTCACGGGGTTTGTGAGCGATGGCTCGCAGACCGTGGCTCTGATGTACGAAGCACTTGTCACCTATATGCAATCATGATGCTGATCTCTGAACTTGTAGCCCACCTGCAGGCCATCTACACCGAGCACGGTGACATCGGCGTGCGGATCGATAAGGACTTCTTTGGCGATGCCGAGCCGGAGGCAGTGAGTGACATCGTCGTCGGTCAGTTCACCAAAGAAGCCGGTGCTTACGCCGTGGTGTTGTACCCACACAAGATCGTCGGCGCTGAACACTTGGAAGGCCTAGGTCATGCCTGACATCAAACTGATCGACGCAACAGCACCAGACCCATGTGATGCCGAGGACTACGTGCCGGTGTCGTTCGTGTGCATTGCCTCCGAAGGTGATGCTCATTACGTGGCAGATATGCTCAAGACCATCCCACCGAAGTCGGAGGTGGTGATTCTGTGGAACAAACGCGGGGACGATGGGAGTGTTGTGCATCGCAAGGACGTGCCCTTTGCCAATGGTACGCTGGTCAGATACTACCAGACCCAATGGCAGGAGCTCGACTTTGCCGCACTTCGCAACACTGCCATCGCACTCGCAAGCCGTGAATGGATCATGTGGATGGACGCCGACGACCGTCTGCTGACTCACCAGCACGGTTTTTTCACGGGCAAACTGTTGGATTATCCACCTGGTGTAGGTGGTCTAACGTGTGGCTGTGTTGGTATTCAACCAGACCCACGCCCTGGCAGGGCTCACGAAGGCGCTGTGCGATACCATGTTCCTCACATTCGGCTATTCCGCAACGGCTACGGCTTCCGATTCACGGGCCGTGCTCATGAGCAGATCGGCTGGGCTGTGCAAGAGCAGGCGTTTGTGCTCGTAGAATGCTCTCTTATTGTGCACCATCTAGGCTACGAAACGGATGCCGACACGATGCGTAGCAAGCTGGAGCGCAATCTTGCAGGGGTTTCTTACGAGTACCTCAACGCCACCGACCCAGAGCGCAAGAAGTTCTGGGCCGAAATGATGAGGCGCGAAGCCTCGAATATTCACAACTACAAAGGATAACTATCATGGCAGGAGTAGCCAATCGGGTGCTTGCTGGTGGTAATGCCGTCGGTTTCTGGACTGTTGACGACACCGTCGCAACGCCAACCGTGGGCACGACCTACGCTTACAAGCTCACAGGTAACATCATCACGACATCTGTCGAGCGTCAGGACACTGGTGCTTACAACGTCACCATCGAGCACGTCGAGGATAACGCGGCGCTGCAGACTTTTATCTCATCTTCGGTCAACGTATCGGGAGCAACTGAAGAGCTGCTTTTCGAGGACGGTACGACCGAGGGCGCATCGGGTGCAAACACAAAGTATATCCTTGCAGTCAAGGGTGGTCTTGTTGGTGGCGGTGCTAAGGGCACCGTAGCTACAAAGTGCGGAGTGTTTCCAGTGCGCATGATGTCCACATCGGGCGGATATACGCAAGCTGGCGAGACGTATAACCGCGTTACGCTTGAGTTTGAAGGCTTTAAGCTTGAAAAGCCCGTCACTCTGGCAGCGACGTACTTCAACGAGTTCATGACGACAGCAACACCAGTGACTTTGACCGCTTCCGTCCCTTACGGAACGGTAGTCTTCAGCTAATCACGGTGGCTCCGTGCGGGTGGGGGCTTGCTGTCCAAGTCGGCAACCCCTGCCCGAAACGGGGCTTTATTAAAGAAAACCGCAAAATCTTTACATAACGGAGCCAACATGAAAACAATTAATCTCAACTTTGCCACTGGCACGAAGGCCGTGCCCATCAAGTCGGTCGTCAGTCGCAAGCTCATCAAGGCCGTCGAGGCCCCAATCGGGGTGCTTCGGACGCTAGGCCAGAACCAAGCCTTTCAGGACGCCATGCGTCGCAGTCCGAACGCGGCCAAGATCATCACCCTCACGGGCGGTGCGAATACCGAACATTCGGCACGTATTGCCGCAGGCATCAAAGCCGAAATCCCGAACATCACCGATGGCGATCTGCAGGCAATGGTGAGCCAGCGCATCCAGGCCGAACTGCTTGAGTCGTTCCCTGAGATTTGGGAGGCACTAAATAACCCGATCACGACCTTCCCATACGATAACGACGAAGCCGTGAGCGCCTGCTTTGATCTTCTGCGGATCATCATTGACGATAGCCAGCTGACATCAGACGAGAAGGCCGTGCTGGCCACGGCCGAATTCTGGGACGAGCAAGACCTTACGGAGGTGACCGCAACGGTCGCATCATTTCGAGAAAGCGCTAAACTCTGAGATGACGCGAGTGAAACGAGCGTATGACTACTACCCCGTCCTGACCAAAGAGCCGGTCGATGACGAGGGCAAGCCATACCCTAAACGCATAACGGGGTATGACGTCATGCCAATCGACGAGCACGATACCCTGACGGGTTTGGAGATCGCCAAAGCATGGATGATTACACCCGATGAGGTAGTAAATTCATTGCCAGCGAGCGAGTATCTTCGACGCCTTGCCATAGTCAAGGCCAGCACATGGAGCCAGCCGACCTCAGCACAAGCTGCGGAGACACGAAACCAACGTAGAATGAGGAGAAGGTAGTGGCAACATTTACCAATGAGCTGAAACTTGACGTAGGGCCAATGCTCGACAGCCTCAACAAGGCCGTCGACAAAGCCAAGGCCGCAGGCGATAAGATAGGCGAAGGACTTGCCGGTGGCATTAAAGCAGGCAGCGACGAAGCACGGCTGCTTGGCGCAGCCTTCGACGGTGCGAGCAACAAGAGCAAAGCCTCCGTAGAATCGCTAAAGAAGTCCATCGCCACACTGATCGTGAGCGGTCAGGGTAGCGGTGACGTTTTTGATGCGATGGTTGCCGACCTGAAGAATGCAGACGCCGAAGCAAAGAAACTACAGAAGGCGCTCAAAGAAGTCGATGCGCTGACTATTGAGCCGGAGATCAAGGTCGATGCAGGTGCTGCGCAGGCTGAAGTAAAGAGCTTTGGAGCTCAGCTTAAGGAAGGCATATCAGGAGCTAACCTCGGAGCTGCCATCTCTGGTGGCCTCATCGGTGGCGGCGCAGTTGGTGCTGTGCAAGCTGGCTTTGAAATCATCAAGCAAGGCTTTGACGCAGTCATCACCAAAGGCGCAGAGTTCCAGCAGAACCTTGCCGGACTCTCTGCCGTTACTGGCGTCTCTGGTGCTGATCTAGACAAGTTCGGCGAACGTGCCAAGGCGCTCGCGGCGCAGTTCGGTGGTGATGCGTCGACGCAGGTGCAATCTTTCCAGACCATCCTGTCCAAGTTTGGCCCTGATCTTGCGAAGACACCAGAGGCGCTGGGCGCTGTGTCTGAGAACGTCAACCTGCTCGCTAAGGCCGCTGGACTCGATGCCAAAGGAGCCGTCGATGCACTGTCAAACTCCATGCTGCAGTTCGGCGTTGATGCGAGCGATCCTGCACGGCTGGCTGCCGAGTCTGGACGGTTCATCAACGTCCTTGCCGCATCTGCCAAGGTCGGTGCTGCCGAAATTCCGCAGGTTGCTGAGGCTGTATTGCAGGCTGGTGTCGCTGCTAAGGGTGCGAACATCAGCTTCGAAGAAACCAATGCCGCTATTCAGGCGCTCGCAGTTGGTGGTAAGGTTGGCTCCGAGGCAGGTATCGGTCTGCGTAATGTTATCGGCAATCTCATCAAGACCTCGGGCCCTGGTGAGGAAGCCCTTGCTGGCGTGGGATTGTCTATTGCTGACCTCGGCAAGACACTCACCGAAAAAGGCCTGAGCGCCGCCCTGACTCAACTGCAGGGTGGCATCGACAAGCTTGGTAGTGATGCTGAAAAGGCCGCGTTTAAGGCCACACTCTTCGGTACTGAGAACGCCTCAGCCGCTGGCATCCTCCTGCAAAATGCCGCTACGATCAAGGACTGGACAGGCCAGATGACGGGAACGTCAGAGGCTATCGATCAGGCCCGCATCAACATGGCGACATTCACGGAGTTCCTGAGCAGGGCGCAGGCAACCATCGGCAATGTGGGAATCACCATCTTCCAGACGTTCCAAGATGCCTTTGCCATTATTGCCGATGCTGTGAGTGGGCCGGTAGGTGATGCGTTTAACACCATCAGTGAATACTTCCAGAATATGTGGACTATTGCCAAGCCTATTCTTGCCGCCTTGGGTGGCATCCTGCTTGGTAATATCGTCGTAGCTATTGATCTTGTTGCTGCTGCTTTCAAGACCGTCTACGGTGTTGTGAGCTCTGTCTTTGAAGGTATCATTCGAGCCGTTCAGCCCCTGATCAACGCCATCAAATCTGCCTTCGGGATGGACGGCGAAATGGGCAAGGGTATCGACGTGATAGGCGTATTCTCCGATGCTCTGAAAGTCGTCGGCGAGGTCATCAGCATAGCCAGTGAAATCATTATGGGCATCGGTAAAGTCATTGCCGAGTTCCTCACGATCCCCCTGCAGGCCGTGGCGTTCATCATCGGTGGTGTCATCACGAAAATCAAGGAGTGGCTGGGCGTCAGTCAGGATAACAATAAAGAACAGGAGAAGGGCAAAGGCATTCTTGAGACTTTGCGCGAAGCACTGGTCAATATTCGAGGAACAATCGGTGGCGTCGTCGAATCATTCCGAGCCATCAAGGATGCCGTTGGTGAGTTCTTCGCACAGCTAGCGAACCTCAATGTAGCTGAAGCCATTAAGGCTTTCACGACCCTTGGCGATAAGGTAGGCGAAGCATACAACAAGGGCTTCAATGAAGCCACTGGAAAGAACGCAGAGCAAGTAAAGAAGACCGCACAAGGTCAGGCCGATGGCATTGCCAATATCTTCGAAGCACTCAAAAAACAAATCGGCTCGGCGGCCGAATCTGCCGCAACGCAGACGCAGGCGCAGGTGGCGAAGCAAAAGAAAACACTGCGAGATGCCGTCGCTGATGCTGCTAAGGAAAACAAGGTTACCGAAGCGCAGGCAAAGGAACTCAATAAGCTTATCGCTGCACTCAAGGGCAAAGCCGGTGAACCAGGCAAGGACACAGCCAAGGATGCAAAGTCAGCATTCGAGCAAGCGCAGATAGCACTGAAGGAGCTCGCACAAGAACAGAAGGAAGACTTAGCCGACCTCGAAATTCAGCTCAAGGAACTTGGCGCAACACCTGCAGAGATCAAAACAAAACTGGCTTTGTTGGAGCGCGGTCAATTAGAACAATATAGACGGGCTGCAACAGCTTTGCTTGGTATTGAGTTCAAAGACGGCGTGCCAGTAAACTCCACGCTGAAGCTAGCAAAGGACGAATCCGTACCACAAATAATCGAGGAGTTCACCGACATCGACCGCGAACTTCGCAAGCGTGGCCTTGCACTTCGCGTGCCGATCGAGCCGGAGAAGAAGCAGTCCCTAATTAAGCTGAATAAAGTCCTTGCGACACTTGGCTTCGGCCCTGACTTTTTGGGACTTACAGTTCCGATTCAATTTGACATAAAGAAGTCACTCAACAAAACACTTTTTACTACCGTTGATGCCGTCAAGAGCATTGATTGGAAAACCGTCTTCGGTACTCCTGCCAAGGCCAGCGAAGAGGCCGTGGCCACTATTACGGGCTCCATCACCGAAGGTGTGCTCGGTTATCAGGATGGCATCGACCAGCTCCAAGCAAGCCTTGCCGAGCAGCCTGGCTTCTTTGAGAACGTGCTCACTCAGCTAAATGCCTCCTTTGCACAGGCTACACAGGCAAGCATTGGATCACTGGCAAAGCTTGCCGACAATTACAAGGCAGGCAGTGAGCTCACTGGTGAGTTTTACAACGTGCTCGCACAGACGACAGGTCTGGCCTTCGCACAAATCCTCACGTCGCAGGAAGATTTCGGCAAGCAGTTCCTGCTCACGGCTCTGGACGTGCTGAATGCGCTCGTGCCTATCCTCGTCGCACAGATCACTGGTATCAATTTGGCATCGCCTGCCAACCTTGCCGCACCGGGCTCGGGACTTATCCTCGCCGCGGCGCTCACAGCAGCGCTCTACGGCCTCGTAGGAGCCGCCAAGGCCGCCGTCTCTGGCTTCGCTGAGGGTGGCTACACTGGTGACGGTGGTAAGTACACACCAGCAGGTGTCGTTCACCGTGGCGAGTTTGTGATCAACAAAGAAAACACCCGCAAGTATCGGGGCATTCTCGAGCAGATGAACGACGGCAAGTTCCCACTGGCTCTGGCGGGTGTGCCAGTGCAGAGCAACGACGGGCTTATCACAGAAATGGGCGCGATGCGGAGCGAGCTCGCGATGATCCGCAAGCGCCTCGACTCCATGCCGAACGGTATCGAAGGCCGCACGGCCGTGGCGCTCGACGTAGGCTTCGACCAATACCTCTACTCACGCAATATGCACCGCACTGCGGTGCGCAATCTACGGGGCTAACATGGCAGGAAACGCTAACTGGCAGCTGTATCTCTACGCAGGTAATCAGGACGTGCAGAGCACGGCCTACGATACCGCGTTCATAACGGCAATCGCTACGCCGACGGTGGCGACCATCGCCATACTGGCCCCCAATGAGGACGCTGAGTTCTCGTTTTTCAAACTGGAAGATGTCGGTGGTGGGGTGGCCTCTACGCCTCGCAGGCGCACGAAGTGGACGGTGGAGAGCTATCCATTTTACTACAAGGCCACAGCCGGACAGGACAGCCTGACCGACCTGCTGACGATTGCCGACAACCTCAGCGGAAAGAAATACCTCTGGGCCCGCATTGCCGCTGGCGAACGTGTGACACCCGCCGCTGGCCTTGTGCATCCTGTCTACATCGAGGAGTGGTCTACGCAGATGAACAAGGAAACCGGCACACGGACTCTGAACGTCACACTCAAGCATAGGTTTAACTACTGATGCCAAGTTACCAACAATATCGAATCTCACGCACGCTCCCGAACGGCTGGAAGATTCTTCTGGACTTCGTGCCCTACGACGTGGCGCTTGGGGCTACGCTCAACAACCCCATCGCAGAGATGGATGAGGTTGTGCTTCTGGAGCTTGGCGAGCAAACGGCAGAGTTCGACGCTGTGCCCTACGGGCTGTGCAAGCCCCAGACACTCAAATTCAAACTAGCATGGTCAAGACTACCCTCAGTCGTACAAAACGCGCTGGAGACGGGTTATGACGGCAACAGGACTAATCTATGGCTACTCTACTCCGATCGCGGCACAGGATCGACCTACACGCTCGAGTTCGCAGGCTGTGAAGACAACATCGAGAGCTTAGAACTTGAGCCCCTCGACGGTGGTGACTATGCCTACAACGTCGAGCTGGTGGACATCTGTTATCATGCGATGAAAACAACGACGGGTTTTGACGTGTTGTCTGGCAAGCAGGGCGCAGAAACCATCCCAAACAATACGCCCTGGCAGTTTTTTCTGGCTAAGCCGAAAGGCAGAAATCAGAAGCATATTGCATACGGGCCGGTGCGGATCGACAACACTCGAGATGCACTGGTCAAGGTGCTGGATGGTCTGGGTGGTAAGATCGTGGACAATTTCAGCCATGAAGGTGTCTCGATTCTGAACCAATACCAAAGCATTGCAGACTCGACGTCGACGCTGCGGGACATCTTCGTGGCTGCCATGGAGCTCTACGGCTGCAGCACCAACAACGATGATACTCCACCACGTCGCACGCGTGTCACGCCGAACTATGCGCAGGAAGTCGGCACAGGCACGGACACCGACAGGCCACTGCTGGCCACGGAAATATGGCTCACCACTAACGTGGGGATCGGCAGTGCAGAGAATACGGGAGGCCTGTACTCGGCATCGGACAACTACGCATGGGGTCGCAAAGACGTGGCAGTCTGCGAGACCTTGGGCGTGAAGG